CCACTAGAACCAGATTTCTTACCCTCCCAATAACTAAGGGTATCTTCCATCTTCTTGAGTAATGGCGTGCTAAAGTCAGTTACACTTCCCGGTTTTAATGCTTGAGAATATGCAAAAAGCATACTGTCTAAAGCTTCTTTACCCTCTTTCTTGGCTTGACCAGCATCCATACCCGCCGCGGCTAATCGGTTTTCATAATCCTTTGCCTTTGCTGCCATATCATCCATCGCTTGACCCAAGCCTTTTGATGTTTCAGCCGCTTGCGCTTTGCGTTGAGCAGCAACTTTTTCCATAGCAGCCTCCCATTCATCCGCTGTGCTTTTTGCTTCCTGTCGTGCAACACGCCCAAGCTCTCTAAAGCCATCTGCAGCAGCTCCACGCGCTGTATCACTCACGTTATAGAGTGAATCAACAATTTCTTGAGTAGACTTAACTGATGATTTACCAGTTGCATCGATCTGAGCTTGTAACCCAACCGAAGCTCCTTGTGCTTTGGCATTTGCAATGACAGCTTGATCACCTGAAGCGGCGGCAGCTTGCATCACTCGCTCATAGGCTTGTTTAAGACCATCTGATGTTGCCTGGCCACTCGCTTTCATTGTGTTGAAGTCAGCAATTGCTGAATCAGCTGCAAGCTTTAATTGTTCTTTGGTTTTGACACCAAGGCGTTCAAATGCCTTACCAACTTCATCTAAATCATCAGGTAGCTTTTGAGTTTGCTGTTTAATCGCAAGCATACCCATCTCAACCTGCTTCGTTGAGAAAACGCCCTGTGCTTCAAACTCTTTAAGCTTTGCCTTAGCTGCATCAATCTCAGCCTGTGATTTTGCAGTTTCTAACCATTTAGACCAAGCACCATAAATAATAGTTGCAGCCTGATCACCTGTAGCTCCTAAGCGCTGGATACCAGCAGCAAGGTCATTGACCTGATTGAGCTTCTCATTAAAGCCTCTTGATACTTTATTAAGTGCGGCATCAAGATCTATACCAAGTGCTTGAGCACCCTGCCTTGCAGCATTTTCAATTGCTTTACCGATCCCACCTGCATCTTGCTGGGCTTCCAATGCACGTTGCTTACGTGCAATGGCCAATTCCTTTTCTTTGGCATCAATTGCAGTTAAGGAGTCTTGAGCAGACTTTAAGGCGCTGAGATCACCAGAGCGCTTTGCATCTTCAATTTGTTTCTGTAATTGAATTTTCTGGACGGCGCTCGTTTTGAGAAATGTGGTGTATTCCTCATCAGCCTGCTTGGCTTTTTCTGCTGATCCCTTTGCTAACTCCGCTGCCTGCTGTGAAGCTTTACCCGTTACATCCCAAGCCTGAACCGCAACCTTACCCGCCTGATCAAGTGTGACGATATAGCCCTTGGTCATCAGATCGGCCTGTACAGCACCATCCATGACTCCACCGTTGGCTTTTATTGCTGCCTCGGCATACTCCTGTACGGCACGAAGTTTTTCACTTTCAGACTGTTTTTTACCATTGACCTCGGTTTTTTGGTCTTTTAGTAATTCCTCAAGTTTTGCCTTGGAACTAGCAATCGCTTCCTGATCTTTCTGTAGTTGTGTTTTACCAATATCCTTATAGGTTTCAATCACAGCCCATTTATGTTCTTCAGACAACTTAACTGCCTGCTGAGCATTTTTTTCAGCTTGGGCAAATAGACGTGCAGATGTTTTTTCTGCCTGATCAGCCAAATCCCCCATAAATGGAATGTGATTTAAAATTGAAGCACTTAAATCATAGATACCCGCAGCCAAGAATTGAACACTAGCCAATAATAATTTTAGCCCAACATTAAACCCTGTACCAAGATCACTGACAGCAGCCAGTCCCATCCTAAGGACGTTTAGCGCTGTGGCAATTCCGCTAACCTCTTGCTGCCCACTTAACAATGCAGCAAATAAAGGAGATATTGCATCCAGCGCACTACTGAAAGCACTAAAAATTGTCTCTCCAAAATCGACTAAATCTTTGGCATTCTGCTTTAGGTTTCGATACAAGTCTGAAAGTGTATCCCTGATAGCATTAAGAGTGCTGGTATCAATATCTGAAAATCTTTCACTGAAATAGCTAATGCCATTGGCAATATCATCAAAGAATTTTTTTACTATCTGCAAATTATCAGCAATAACCAACAAGCCCTTGGCAATTGTTTCAGTGGTACCAGTACTATTGTTAATTTCCCCAATGGTAGTTTGCCATTGAGTTTGAATCCTCTGTAATGCTTTCTCTACTGTTACTGGAAGTTTTTTATACTCTTCATCAATAACCTGTGCCTGATTCTGGAGGGCACGTATTACAACTTTGGAAGTAAGGTCGCCATTCTCTGCCATCTTGCGCAATTCAGAGGTAGTGACGCCCAGTTCTTTAGCCAAAGCCCTAGTAATAACAGGTGCTTGCTCGGTCACACTGTTATATTCTTCCCCAGCTAGACGGCCCGAATTTAGGCTCTGAATCAACTGGGTAATGGCTGCATCTGTAGCCTGCGCTGAACCACCACCAGTTTGTATGGCTTGGGTAATTGTTTTGGTTAGTCCTAATACATCGTTTTGAACAAGCCCAAGCTCTTTACCCACATAGGTAAGCTGTGTAAATAGACCCGCTGTAGACTCAAGGTTAGAGTTAGTTAAAATGGCAGTTTGATGAACACCAGCCATTGCAGACTCAAAATTACCTGTATCACCAATCGCAATTTTTATCTTTGCAGATAAATTAGTATATGTGTCTGCTGTCTGGATAAGTTCCTTTACACCTACTCCAATACCAACTGCTGCTATAGCCGTTGCAAGCAAACTGTAACTTGCCTTTAATCCATTGATTCCATTTTGTGCTGTAAAAGATGCGCTTTCAGTACTTCTAACTTCTTTATTTGCCTGTAGTACAGCACCCTCAAATTTATTAAATGCTGCATCTGCTTGCTCAACCTCTTTCTCCAGTTGATCAACTGCACGTTGGGCGGTCGCAATACTTTGCGGGGTTGCATTGGTTGATGCAAATTCCTGCAATTTTTGTTTTGCTTGAACTAGATCAGCTTTTAAACGGTCAATAGCTTGCCCTGACTTCACCCCAAAATCAGTAAAGTTTTTTGCAGTTTTGGATGCTTCATCCCCTGCATTTTCAATCATTCCTGTGGCTTTGGTAAGGGATGATGTTAATGCATCAGCGAGTTCCTTTGTGCCCTTAGGAATAATTTCACCAATTTGCTTGGCAGTTTCTTCAGAAGCTTTGCGTAATTTGTCTGCCTCATTTTTTATGGCATCAAAAACAGCCTTGGTCGTTGTGCCTGATCTATCTACATTTGAAATGTAGTCATTCACCTCTGCATCAAGCACAAGTTTAAATACTAAATCCGACATTTTATTCACCTCAATACCAAATAAAAAAAAGGCAATGTAGACATGCGGTAATGGACACATCTACACTGCCAAACTGAAATTTAGGTAATAAAAAACCCGCTTTCGCGGGCTTTTTAAAATTCTCTTTATTCACTAATGATGGTTAGAATACCATCAGTAATTTATAAATATTTGTACTTACGCTGTTTGAAAGATATCAATTAGCAATAGTAGTTTCACACTCTTCCAGCACTTTCTTGGCTTCTTGTTCTTGAATCAAACTCTTTGTGAATAACTGCGTAATTTCATAATCTTTATCACTGCCCTCTGCCAAAAATGTTAAAATCGCTTCATTAGTTAGATTCATGGAACTTACATAAATCAACCTACTTGCCTCCAAACATCCTGAATATTTTTTGGCTTCTGTATCGCGTTTTATTTTCTGTAATTCAGAAATTGGTTGAGCTAAAGCCACTCTCATGACTTTATTTGATAACTCTCTTTGATCATGAAAGGAAGTTACTAGCTTTTTTAATTCAATAAACTCTAATTTATTTAAATGGGAATCAGCATCAAATTTATAGTTTGCAATAGTGCTTGCGTCATTATCATAAATGCTGATCGTTTTTAATTTCTCTACATATGAAGCGACATTAGCTTTATGAATATTTTCTTTTTCAATCTGTTTTTTTGATATATACCACCAAGTTGTTCCAATAATTCCTGAAACAATAATTAGTAAGATAATAACCGGAATTAGATATGATGTTTTATATTCAGTTCCACAAGTTCTACAACTACTTTCAGTAGATTTCATAGGCTTTTTACAAGATTTACAATATTTTATTCCCATTATTGTACTCACTTACTTTTAACATCTATTTTAAAAATCTTACCTCTACAAACAAGAACGGTATATAAAGACATATCAACTTCATATTTATACTCTGTAGTTGCGCAAACAAACCCGCCATCTTCATAAACAAAATATCGTGGTTTAGATCTACCTAATTTAGAAAGCAGACTTTCTTCTGAATCGCCAAGAAATACTGCATCAGTAGATGTTCGAATAGATTTAGTATCATAGGCAAATGCGCTTACAGATAATAAAGCTGAAACAACCCCTAATAATAAAAGCTTTTTCATTATGTAAACCAATTGTTATTAATCACACACAATCTAACAAACTGCGAAAACTGTGGCAATATAAACAATTCCATAATCAATAATCTAACCCACTAACAAACTTTTCAAAATCATTTTGCTTTGCATGGTATGCAGTACGGGTTGCTATAGCAATTGATTTTAAACGTTGCGAGTCACGGCGTTGCGCTGATTTAATGTATTCTACAAATGCACCGTAAGGCATATTTAAAATATCATCTGGTCTGTGGCCTGCCGACACAAGAAATTGAAACGAATCAAACCAACTTTGGTTATCATCCTTTTTTTTACGCTGTTTCTTTTTTTCTTTCTTGAAATACGCTTCATTCACATGGATGATTTTAAAAACTAGATCTGCAATCTCATCCTGATTTTGAATATTGGTTGTGAATGTATCAGGATCAAGTGTAGTTACTAAAGAACAAAGTCCCATAATCTTGACGATATGCTCATCGACAACCATCCCAATCATTTCTATTGAATAACCATCAAGTTCTTTTATCGGTTCAGCGTAGAATGCAAACTGATTTAGATTCTTTACCTGTATCTGCTTAATCTCAATATTCTGATCAATAAACATATAGGGCAATGATTCATTGTTTAAAAGAAAAAAATCATTCATAGAGATAATCCTAAAATACAGGCACAAAAAAAGACGCTGATGCGCCCCTGTGCCTGTATTGAGTAAGTTTAGTCGATATAGACAATACGGCCAAAACCACCAAGTTTTGTATCTTCTTGCTTATCGCTATCAGCTAATGCTGACCCTTTGATGGTAATTTCACCTGTCTCTTCATTAATCAAATCCATTTCAGCATCAACAGTAGGCTTGAACCGCCACAGTTCAACTGCAATTTTTGCGTCATTGATAGAGTTGATACCCTCAAACAGGAAGTAATACTCCGCATCGTCTGGCATGGAAAAGATAACAGTAGCCTTAGAGTCACCTTGGGTATAATCGGCCACCAATGGCTGTGTCAGACCAGTCAAACTTAAAATCTTTAGCTTTCCGAACTCTGGCTTAAATGAATAGTGAGTTCCCTCAACCAATTGCACTGGAGTTCCTGATGTAGAGTCACTGATCATTAAGGCTGTAATGTTAAAACCATCTAGCTTAATCTCGTCCCCGACCTTCAATCCTGAACCTAAGTCCTGATCCTGAACACTGATTGAGCCTGTATCGACAATGTTTGCCTGAAAAGCCAAGGCAACATCTTCTTTTTTCTGCTCGTCCAGTGTGATTTCAAGCGAAACGTCACGAGTCTTGGTCCATTCACCAATTTTCTGACGTTTACCTGACTTTGATTCGTACCTTGCAAAGGTATCGGAAGTAATTCCAAGTTTTACACTGGTCTGGTTTCCCAGTTCCCGCAAAACCTTGGCACTCCCAGTTAAATTTCGTGCAAGATGTGATGCACCTTGCAACGATAAAAATTCATAAGGCATGGATTTACTCCTTTAAGTAAAAATCTGTGTTTCAAATAAAAATGGGAAATAAGCAAAGCTTGACTGACCACCAATTCGAACTGGGCAATTGGTACGCTTAAATGGCCTATAACCTTTTACCTTTGGATCAAAGCCTTGAAGAGTATCCAATAGCTTGCGAATGAATGGATCAGCAGTCTTACGAATAGAGTTTGTGTTCTGCAACTGCGCTTCAGCATCTTGCAGGCATAGTACAATCAACCATTGCTGGTAAATTGAAGTGATTTTTCCATTACCTGCAGAATCGCCTACACGGTCATCAAAATAGATGACACTGATAGATGGCGTATTATTGGCCGCCTGCAACATGTCCTCAATCGTGAATGGGGTATTCACTTCACTCAAGTCATCCGACATTGCATTTTGGATATGCCCCACCAATATTGGTTCAACCGCGAAATAATCATCAATTACTGTCATAGTCACACCACAAAAATACCAGTACCCATTAATTTCTCAGGCTGATCTTCTGGATCAGGAAAAATTAAAACGGCGTTGCCTATGGAAACCTGCTTAAGCCAACTCATTTTGTCCTCATAGTCCTGTCGTACCTTATCAGTAGCCCTATCCTTATATAAAAGATAACGAGCAATAACACTGATGGCGTTTTTAATGGGTTCAGTGGTTGCGGGTAAAGGTAACGGGTACTGCTTGGCCACAAAGCTGATCACAATATCCACCGCACTTGAAATTGCCTTTTCAGATGTCGCTGGATTTCCTCCCGTTACCCCTGAAATGTTTTTTTCCAGTTGCTCAATTTCTTTTAAACCATAGTCCTCTATCAAATCATCCCGTGTTAAATAAGCCATTATTTCACCACCCTATAACTAACTGACTGTCGTAGCTGCCCCGTGTCAATTAAAGGCTTGCTACTACCCTTACGTTTTATGGTTCGCGGTTTAAGTGGCACAAACTTGCCATTGACCATGTACGTCTGCACATCCGCCTGCGCCTCCTGCCCTAAAAACTGCCATGTTGTTGCCATTGAAGTTTTACCCAACAGCATCGGCTTTACCTGACCCAACAAATACCGACCATATTTGCCTTGGTTTAATTGCAAACTTGCACGAAAGAAAGAGCGTTCTGGGATATTTCGACCAGGTGCGCCATACTCATGTATAGCAGCCAGATCAGCCATAACAATTGAACGTTTGCCACCGCCCTTTAAATCCGTGATGTGAGGTTTTCCACCAAAGACACCGATCTCAGCATGACCAGTAAATCTGGTGGCTTGCTGGGCAATTTTGTCAAAAAACCAGTTACCTGTTTGCAAGATTTTTGACGTTACTTTCATGCAAATTCACCATTAATTAGATTGAGCTAACTTTGCTTGCAGATCTTCAATTGATTCATCATCACTAAATTCGACATTTAGCTTAGTTAATTTGGCTTTTACTTCCACCAATTCAGCTTCACGTTTCGCCTTGGCTGCTGCTGTATCTGCTTTGCTGCTAGGCTTGGTTTTCTTAACTTCAGATATGATCAATTCACCTGATTTTTCTAATGCAGTGAATACAGGATGATCGACTAAGGCTTCATGTTGCTCATCAGTGATTTCAACTTCCTCACCTTTAGGCAATACCACTGCTCCAAATTTGGTACGTGCTGATAAGCGACCCATTTCACCCTGATATGTATATTTCGGCATTTTCATTGCTCCAAAAATGACTAAATAGCCGCAATTACGCGGCTTTAGTCATGATTTATAAATTGGTTAATTAAGTTTTAGGAACGTCCATATAGCGCAGGCTATCTACACGTTTGAGCCATACCCCTTGATACAAGTAATAACCCGGTGTGAATAGGTCAAGCCCATCAGCCTGAGGTGCTAAGAATTCCAACTCTTTTGGAATACGCATTTCGATACAAGCTGGATCACGACGATAAACTGTAATACGGCGAATACCACCAACCCCCATCGACTCTGTTCGACTTGTAGCACGGATAGTGAGTTTTTTCCCTTCAAGCGCAAGCAAATTATTCTTAGACACCCATTCAAAAATAGTGGTCTCTAAATTATCAGCGATACGTCGTTGAGTCAGAATGCGCATTAAGCTTGTTGGTAAGATCATCGTATCTGGAGTAATTGCGGGATTGAATTCACTTGCTTCAATCGCATCAGATAAGATGTCATTAATATCTGCAAGGATTTCATCTGGTGTTGCAGTTTCCCATGCCTTTAATGCAGTCTGAACATTAACCCCAGTTTGGTTAAATAAGCCACGCAAACCTAGATTTAGATCACCCACCCAAGCAATACGAGACATATGCTTTTCAAAGCCCAATCGTGCAGCTTGGATCTTATCAGCTTCAAGGGTGATACCTGCTTGAGATGCTGTGGCCAATTCAAGAATCGAATACTGATAACCAATTGAACCTGAACGAACGCCTAGATCTACGTTGTCGTAGAATACTTCAGCTAATGGAATATCAACGCCTGTCCCGCTATGGTCCTGACCTTCACCTACGCCGTTTTTACGTTGTAATGTATGCTTGGTACCAACAGTTGCGGGGAAATTTGATTTCACTGGAATGTATGAAGCGTATTCAGTTGCTTCAGTCATTTGTGGTGTCATTTCATTACTTGTTTCTAACTGAACAAGCAATGTCACCAAGTTTTTAAGATTAAATGCATCACCCGCCTGAGCTTGCATAATTGGCGCTACACCACCAAACAGGGCGAGCTTTCGATTAATAAGTTGTTCACGATTCATGTATTAAGCCCCGCGTAATTGAACAATAGCCATGCCATCAGCATTGGAAATGCAATCCCAAGTAGCACCGACTAATTCAGTGCCATCTGTTGCACTTGTTTGATATGAACCCAATGGGTTGTTTGTAGTTGCATTCGCTGTGCGAATGTAAACCTTGCCACCTGTAGCTGTAATTGGAACGGCGGGTTTTACCCAGATTCGACCGACTCGCATGATCGGCGGTACGTCATACTGCTGATATGCTTCTTTGCCACTTGAATCACTACCGTTCTTGCCAATGTGCTGATGCACCACGATACCGATGGGACGTAAACCGCCCCCAACGACAGAACAGCGAACACCATCCCCAGCGTCACAGGCAACTTGACCATCATTTAAAGTGCCTGCCCCCGCCATTGGCATAGAGCGAACATCTTCAGGCGTACTTTTAAGGCGTTGCCCGACTACCGCCACTTTTGAATTAAGCTGCATTTATTAGCTCCTTAAATATCTTTTTTCCAAGCTGTTGTTTTGTCATAGCCCTGTTCTTGTGCAGGTGTCGAACCATTCCCTCCTGCTGGTGAGGTATTTTGGCTATCACCCGTAAAGAAACTATTAATTGGGTTTGACGGGGTTTGAGTACCACTGGTTGCAACAAGCGCACGAAATACCATGTCGACTTGCTCAGGCTTTGCATCGCCAACCGTAACTTGTCCCAAGATAGCGCCAACGATTGCATCGCCAGCTTTGGCAGTAATAGCTTCACGCTTAATTTGCTCACAAGAACACCCATCAGTTTTGACATTTGCATTGAGTTTTTTTGCATCTGAAATTACAGTCGCACGCTCATTGGCCAATGCTTCTAACTTTTCTGGTGTGACTTGATTGGCTTCAAGCGTTGTCACTTTTTCAGCATTGGTTTTTGCATCTGCAATAACTTTATCGATCACAGCTTGAACGGCGGCCAACTCTGAAATTGAAAATTCTTGATCTCCAATTTTGAGTTTTGAATTAACCGTTTGTTGCAATGATGCTAATAAGTCCTGATCTTTTCTTAGTGCTGCTGTTAAAGCCGCATTATCGGCAACATCAAAAGGGATGCCATTTACAATGATTTGCATTGTTTTCTCCGTTGGATTTGGATGTTTTGGGTTTTGATCGCCTATGCGGCAATCGCCACCGCAACGGCCATATTTGACAAGGGCAACATGATCGCCGTAGAAGTTTTTAAACTCAGCTTGGTAAGGCGTTCCGTCTGGTGCTGTTCCAGTGATGAAATGAAGTTCAGCGCCGTAACCTAAAGACAACTCCAAACGTTCTTGGCTTTGGATCTGCTGAATCACGTCACTGTCTTTGATCAGCAAATCGCCAATTAGATAATCTCCATCACGGCGAACATTCGATAATGTGCCGATAGAATGAGTTTTCCATGTGGCAGCATTTACAGCATTACCCGGTGGATGATTGTCTGTGACATCTACACCCTGATAGCTCTGGATTGTTTCAGGTCGAAATAACTCATCGGCTGAACTAAAGACATTAATGACTTGATCAGGCGTATACCCCTCAATGCCATTAAATTCAGCCGCATAGTATTGGCGAACCTGTGGTGCTTTACCTAGCCGGGCATCTTTGCACAATAAAAAACCCTCTGGAGTGAGGGTTCTTGTAGATTGAGCAGGTGCAAAGTCACCTAACTTTAAATGTAGTAAATAGCGTTTCATTGGCTTTCCTATAGGCAATAAAAAACCCACTTCGGATGAGTGGGTTTAGTTGCTCGTTGTTATTTACTGTATTGGATTCCCTGAAGCTACTTTACTCACCCAACGGCGATATTTCGCTTGCTCTTCAAAGGACAGGTCATCGTAATAACTTACTTGTTTTAAAGATTCTACATGTTGCTTACCAGCATCAAGCTTTGCCTGTACGTGTGCACGCCAAGCTTCAACATTTAAGAAACCATCTTCTTTTGCGATTTGTTCTTGTCGCGCAAGTGGTAAATCAAGAATAGACATTACAATTCCTCTAACTCAATATGAATCACGTCATCAATTAAGGTGCGATCCAAAACACGGAATTTCTTAGGTCGATTGAATATAACTTCATACTCTTCATCTTTATATTCACTTATGAAATTTACATTCTTTGCTGTCTTTGAGTGTATCACAAGTCGATGCGGATAAAAATCGAACACATCACCATCGCCATAAGTTGCACTTGTAAAAGCATTATATTCAACTGTATCGCCAATTTCGTGTTTAGCTAAAAGCTCCGTTGGCAATCGAGTACGGCGAACTACTACACCTATGTGATTTGGCAGTCGATCTAAAGCACTACTCAGCACCTTTGAAGCTGCAACTAGCTCAAAATAAAGCGGATCGCCCTCATTAATTAAGCCATTCAACATACTATTCAAATTGCCGTAACCATTGCCCGTGTAATGTCGCAATGCTACCTGTTCAGGCAACGTAAGATTATATTCTTCGGCTAAGACTTGAATATTCTTATCGCTCATCAGGCTATTTGCAATTTTGCTAATCTGGTTCTTGTTCAGCCAACCTAACAAATCATCATTTTGCTGCTCTATTAAGGTTTTTATCCCTTTTTGAGCTGCCATCGCCTGCTCTGGTGTCTTTGCATCCTTATCAAATAAATGCGCCGTGTAAGGTATTGGCACACATCGACATCGAATAGGAATACCCGGATGCCCGTCTGATGGTGGGTCATTCCATGCGAATATTAAACCATCTCGCAAGCGGTGCGAATGTCTTACACGCTCATCATGACTAGTTGACCATGTATAGTGAGTAATCCCTAACTTTTGCTGACGAATCTGAGCGAGCCGACCATTGATTTTTCCAAGCTGATCAACCGCAATTAACTTAGCCCGTGAATCAGTAGAATGGCCAATCTCCAAAATAGATTTTTTAATCTCATCGGAACGCTTACCAGTCTGTATGCCATCAAGTACGGCGGCTTCAACTTTATCTAAGTATTGCTTAGGAATTGACTGGATCAGAGATACGTTTGCAGCAATAGCGCTATCAACCGCATCTTGTAGATCCTCATCTCGCATCAAGCCAGTAAAGTCCAAACCTGTCGACTTTTGCAGCATTTCTACAATTTGCTTATCGCTTGCTTTCTTCTGCTTCAGAACGATTTGCGTAGCTAATTGAGATGCTATCAGATCAATACTATTTGAGATTTTCTGCTTTAGATTTCCCAGTGCATTTTTTACACTGGAAAATATGCCATCTCCGATATGGATCTCAATTGAATCACCCATATTGAAAGCCAACATCGGCTCAATATCATCTTTAACTCCCTTTTGACATAAATGACTTATCGACAATAGGGCTTTGTAATATTCAACCTCTGTTTTCTTTGATACGAATATGGGCTGTGGTTTTGCCTTACGTCCTAACTTTGTTTTGTGAGCTTGCTGAATTAGCGGCTTAAGGTTGCTGAGAATTGTCATCTATTTGCCCCGCCAAATCTTCTAGCGCTTGGATATTTGATGTCACGCTCAGTGTTGTTCTTCTCTACTTCAGATCGAGTTTTTACATCTAGCTGCCAGAGCGGATAAAACACAAAATTAAAGCCTGCTGGTATCACTCCAAACAGGCTTTTAAAAATCACGGGAAATATCCGTTCTAGTATGGGTCGTAGGGTCCAGTTTTGTTCTGTGTTAACTCGATCATAGTAACTTCGCAAATCGAATTCACCGCTATTGTTTAAGCCAGATGTGGTTTGACCGAATAACAATGTATAGGGCATGTCAGCAGCACCAGCCGTTTGTTGGCCAAACTCTCGCATAAGCTCAGGCAAACCACCAAATGTATAAGACTTGGACTCGTACTCTTCATCTTTATCAATGACTAGCATCCCATTGATACTTTTAAGCAGAGCTGCTGCGCCGAATCGCTCCATCATATCTTTTGTCCGATCAATGATTTTTATCATCAAATCTGGTGTACGAATCACATCCACTTTTGCTTCATGCACTAAACTTGCTGCACCTGCATTTGTTGCAATGTAGTTACTCGCCGTGTTTCACACACATGATTCGAGAATGATGTATTTTGCTTTGAGTACCATTGCCATTACTAATTTGGTAATACATTGGTTGTTCTGGTTCACCTGCGCTCAGCTCTAAAGGTACATATTCCTGATTTAATGCCTGTACTTTTGATTTCTTTAGAACTGTGAAAAATTGAAGCCCACCTTGTCGTAACTTTTCAATCTCAAAAGGCTGATCCAATGACAGACCATCTGCTAAGCCAAATACCAAATACGCTCGACCATACAAACGAGACCAAATCAGAAGCTTGGCCAAACGCTCGACTAAATGTAACCGCTTAATTTCATCACTGATTTTTAGTATTTGACCATCCTCTAATCCAGTGAAGTACCACCCAGCTCGAAGCATATCCAACACGGGACGATTGACAATTTTCTTGGCAAGCCAGTCCTGATATACCGCTTCGAAATCATAATCTGTAAGATTAGTTTCTTTTGCAAAATGGCCATGTGAAGACTTATCACGGCTTGTATTGAGATTAGATACAAAGTTGACATAAGCACCATCATTCACAATGACTGGCGCTTGTGTTTGATTGCGCTCTTCCAAGATATTCTCCTTAATCTAAAAGGTCGTAAGGGTTCACAACCATATTTTCGATCGCATCAATTGTTGGGTCCCACTGGTCATCGTGGTCATGTGTCATATCTGCTGTTAGACCTTCGATTTCTTCAATGTAATTTAATAACCACGGCGCTTTAGCGGGTAACATCACCAAACCATCTTCTACATAAAACACAACATCCATAGTCCTAACGAGTTTGTCTGTGTCTCGTTGGATCGCTCTAATGGGGATAGTTGTTTCTCTTGAAATGGTTTGAATTAAAGTTGTTCCGCTGGCTTTATCCTCAACTGCCATATAGCGTAGATTGCCAATCTTGGTATCACCCGCTTTATGTTTATTGATGAACTTCTAGACCAGCACATAAGAAAACTGAGAAATCGTTATGCTCTTTAATCTTTTGCGCCGTATCAGCAAAGATCGCCCGCCATTTAAGAAGTGGTAACTCTAAGTAACGCCCGAACCACTCAGACTTAACTAAATCACCGCCTAACTTTTTAGGGTTCTGCATATACTGACTGGCAAACGTATAACGTGAGACAGTCGCGCCGTCTTTATCTTCACCGCCTTTTTCCAGTTGCAATAAAGATTCAAGTGATTCTTTAAGTGGCCAGTAGCTCTGGCGACCATATTGATCACGTTCTACATCGCGCGGAACTTTAGCTTGTATATGCTCTGGTAGTTGGTTGATGTAATCGTCATCGATCAAAGCTGGAATGCTGATCTGTTCCCAATCACCCGGTACATTTCCAGTCATCACAAAATTAGTCGGATCTTCATCGTGTAAGCGCTGCATGATCAAAATAATTGGTGTATCTGACTTGGCTTTACGTGAATTGACCGTGTTCAGAATCTTACGATTGGCTTTCTTACGTGCCGATTTACTAAATGCATCTTCAGGCTTTAATGGGTCATCAAGAATGATAGCGCCTGTAAAGCCCTCATTTGCCAACGTACCTGCACGGCAACCTGTAACTTGTCCACCCATTGAGGCAGAATAAACATGCCCTGCATCATAGCCATCAACTGTAGTTTTCCAACTCGACTTAGCATCTGTACTGGTTGATATTTTGACTGGCCACAGGCTTTGAAAATCAACTGATTTGACAATGTTTCGCGCCGTAGCAGATACGTCCTCAACTAATGACTGGGAATACGATAAATATAAAAACCGTGATCGAGCATTTCGTGCTAAACCCCGTGCAATTAAATTAGTCAGTAATTCAGTTTTACCTGATCCGGGTGGAACGTTAATTACTAAGTTTTTAACCTTTCCTGAAATAACCTGATCTATCTTGTCCGCAATGTATTCATGGTGCCAGTTGACCGAAAACTTAAAACCCATGCGAGGTAAGAAAAATGCACGTGTGAAAAATAAATGTTCGTCCTCACACTTAATCCGTTTTGCTTTGGCTTTTATAGGATCAATATTCGCTCTCGAGTTCATTTATCGCCTGCCTTACCTGCTCATCGGTAGCAGTCACATACGTAATGTTTTCACTTTGCAATGGGCCACCGCCTGCGCCTGTAATCTCCGTCTTATTGGTGTACTTCCCGCCAATATCCTCTGCAGCTTGTTTTAGAATACTTAGAGCCGCTACACGGTTTTTACTGTGCTTTTGATATTGGTTTTCATATCGCTGTAACCGCACCGCCAAATTTGCAATTGGAATTGCCTCAGGCTTACCCAAGAACATTTCACGAGTCTTATCAAAATCAATTCTTAGTTCTTCACTAAGATTCTCACCTGCTCGTTTTGTAGGGTCGTATTTTTCACATTGCTGCTTGGTTACTTTTACGCCGTATTCTTGGTTGACGAGTTCAGCAGTTTCAGTGGGTGTATTAAATACGGCAAGTGAGCGAACTATAAAGAGTTTTACCTCTTTTTTTAGAGCCGCCATATCCTCAATCCTGTCAACCTACGTCAACCTAAATAGCCAAAAAAAATGAGCCAATCGGCTCAACTAATAACGCAAGTTCCACAACATCGAGTGATGCTCAGATCAGATACAAACGGCGCTTGCTTTGCCACTTCGACAAGTCGCTTCACATTCTCGCTTGCGCCGTGGCGTTTGACCACACCTATAAATTCCTCTACATCGTGACCTGCTAAATAATGCTTAGGTAGACCAGTATTGTCGCTGTAGATGATCTCGCCCTCACTGTCACGCTCAACACCGATATGATATAGCTCATGCTCGATCAAAGCGCAAAACTCACGGTCAGATGTTTGTTCGCAAAAACTAGCATCGATTGTGATTAGATAAATCGGTACAAAACCAAACCAGTCTCGCATTTGTTGCTCTTGTCTTGCTTTACGCCATCCACCAACGTTAAACATGACTTTTTCACATTGACCTAGCACCATTTGCTTTTTAACCGTACAGGCCTGTGATGCCCAAGCAAACGCCAAAAATTCTTCATTGTCGTGTAACAGTTCGGCGATGTGGTCATGATCTGGATTATAGAGTTCAGCATCAACAGTTAAGTAATTAGCTATCACCCACTCCTTTAAATCTGGTGCAGGTGCCAAGCGCAAAGCTTCTTCTTCCTCGGCTTTGTCGATCAGGTCAGTCGGTGGAAATGGTCGGATCTGGTTCATGTTCAACTCTCTCTAAAAGACCTTTAATCCAATCGATTGCATAGCCAGATAAAACAGAATCAGGATGTAAACGTTCAATCTTAAAGCCTAGATCCTCAACTTTATCGTATCGATCTAAACTCCAAGCTTTATTCGATAGTTTACCACCACGCCCACCAGACCAAGGACCACCCTCAATTAGTGTGAATCGGTTGGAATTTACTTTCAAAGCCGATCGCTAGATCCTGTAATTCTTCTTTTAATGTTTCAAAAGCTTCTAAATAGTTTTGCTTCGCTTTCGGCAACGGCGTGTTACGTGGCTTGTTTTTATGTTCGCGCTTCTTAGTGAGTTCGAAATATTTATCTAATTCCATAAATCGTACCCATTAAAAAACCACCGCTATGGTGGCTTATTTTATCTATTTAGATGTAAATTTCTAATAGACTAATCTTCGTCCAAATAAGTCTTTAAAGTTACATAAAAATGATGTTTATCCTTAGACTTAGCTTCATTTACAATTGATTGAATTTTTTCATCAGACCAATTTTTATTATTACTAACATAATTTATAAATGTTGCTAAAATAACAAATGGATGATCATTTTCTCTTAAATATGGCAACCCCTTGTTTAATCTAGCCATGACGATCATCAAATGATTATAAAATATACTTTAAAACTATACGCTTATAATTTAAAAAGAAAATATATAACTTAATAATTAATAAAAAATTATGAAGCTTAGCTTAACTCAAAAAGTTAAAAGCCCTGCCAATAACTAGTGTGTTGGCAGGGCTTCATGCGCCGTAATCCGTTCGGCAAGTTGACTCGCAACACTTTATTGCGAGTGTTTAGGTAAATCAAAATCGCCCTTGATTCGGGTGGCGTACTACCCGTTAGGTGGTTGTATTCATAGTTATTCTCCTAGTTATTCGCTTATGCATGTCACAAGCACCTTTGATAAATTTTAGGCATTAAAAAAGCCCGCATATAGCGAGCTTTCAAATTCTTTCAGGGCAATTACTTTATAAAACGCCCATTTTAGAAATACTTATACTCAAGTGTATCCCCAATTGTCAAGATCAAACTTGTTCAACAATTTGTTCTGGCAACTCTATACGGAATAATCTCGATATACGTCCTCTAATTTCATTCTCCCATTCAGCAACGATAGACTCACCAATCAATTCGTATTTCTGGTAACTCTTAATGTAATTAGTCTTTGTTAAAGTGAAGCCTGCAATATCAATTTTCTCATTTAACGTATATGGCTGCTTTCCAGTCCCATTACACTTTTCACAAAACTTTGAATTAGCTGGCTCGATAGTTGAGATCAACTCCAAACGTCCTAGACCTTGGCATTTACCACACATTGCCTTAACAAATAGATGGCCACGTAAAACGATCTCAGCAACACCCTTAGCAGCCTTAACTAAATCTCCATTAAAGTTGGCTGGTCTAAATTTATTTTTAATCATTACATTGTGTATTTTCGATGCTAATTTATTTCGCATTCTAAAAAAATCAGCGGATCTAATCTGACCTTGTTTAAATTCAACTTTGCCGGGTTTGTCCTCAATACGGCGTTGGTATTGATAATTGAAGTCGTATTTACTCACAAATAATTTAGTTTGTTTCTGTGCAGGTGTAATTACCGCTATACGTTCAAAATCAACTTTCTCTAAAAGCAACTCTCCCCACATTCTCGCATTTGCAGAAAGCAAAGCCATTTCCCCAAGAATCACATCTTTTGTGACATCACCCTTACCATTTCCATTTGCAATAGCGAGTCGCAACAATTCCAAAAAATCAAACTTCTCAACCAACATATATTGCGCTCCTATTACTTAAACAACTTGCATGTAAACTGTGTTCCATTCACCCAGTAAACATCCTGATTTTTACAAACTTGAACCGTGTTCCATGTGTTTACAGCCACTACAACAACCGCCAAAACAATAAATCCAATAATCCACAACCAGTCGTTATTTTGCTGTCTCATCGCCTAGACCTCTTTAATGTCAATATTTAGAACCGTTTTCATTAAGTGCTTTTTGTTTCGATAACTGTCTTTCTTTCTCGTAACTTCCGACTTCACATCTTCGACAATGTATTCACCTGTGATGATGTAGTAAGTGAAATCAGCAAAATAACGTAATGCTGGCTTTGCCCTTTTCTCTCCCTCTAGCTTTGTCTTAGGTGCAAGTTCAAATTTAGTGTGATGCTCTAAACCGAAGATCTCGCCACGTTGTTGCATTGCTTTAAGCTCGATATACCGCTTTTGTTCTTTCTTGCTATCGAAAGTCATCCCATCCATTTCAACTTTCTGAGCATTAAACTTATTTCGTTTAGCTGTCTTAGGTTTATTAGCCTGCTTTAAGATTTCACGGCGGTACTGTTCGATGCTCATTGATGTCATGGAATGACCCCAAATAGGTCGTGACCCTGAGCAGCTGGATTCAACCACAAACATTCTGTCCTTAATGCAGTCCCACGACCTGCTGAAATCCGTGCACTTGTATCTAGGCGTTTCCAATCAACCAAGAAATCGTCATATAGATCACTTGGATAACCAGAAAGCATCACCATTCCATTAAGGCTGAGTAATGTCTCAAGTAACTCTTGATGATCTTGGTTGTTCATTTCATGACGATATATCCGACCCGATTTGGCGCCGTCATAACGAGTATCCATAACGTAAGGTGGATCGACATAGTGAAGAGTTGATTCTGAATCATGGTCTCTAAGGACCTGAGTAGCTGGGCGATTTTCTATTAGAACACCGCTTAATCTCTGGCCAATAAGGCTCAAGTGTTCAGGATATGTTGCCCATAATGATTGTGCTGTTCCATATTGACGCTTTGTATCTATACGAAAGCCTGTAATCCCTTTTGTTGCTCCTGCTGAACCAAAACCCATCTGTGCACGAACACATACACGGCGTGCTCGTTCAACTTTATGTTCTGTTTGTTCCCAAGCATTTTCGAAATCGACTCGGCTATATGGAGTTAAAACCAATTGCTCAATAAGTTGTTCTCTCGAGCTAGAATCTCTTAACACTTCAAAAAGGTTTACTATATCGCCATCGAGATCATTATAAACTTCGGCATAAGCTCTCGGTTTTTGAAGTAAAACCCCTGCTGCCCCACCAAATGCTTCTGTATAACAAATATGATTAGGCATATTAGAAATTATCCAATGTGCCAAACGAAACTTTCCGCCATGGTATCGAATCAAAGGATGTTTCATGCAGCCGCTCCTTTTTGCTCAAATCCCACAGCAGTCAAATACTCAGACCATTTCTGAATATTTTTAGGGTCTTTCAGCATGGTTTCTAAACGGACAGCAAGCTGATCATGTGATTCATTACCTACGGCGTATTTGCCGAAATCAGGTAAACGAGATAACTTGCCCGCTAAAAACTTGATTTGTTTTTCAGTAAGGCTGTTAGCAGATTTAGATTCCTGCTTATTGCTTGGTTGAACAGAGCGATTCATACGATCTAATTTTGCTTTTGCTTCGAGTAACCAATTTGCAAAGTGATAGATCATGAGTTCATCACACAGATTTTTTTCTGCATTGAAATTCTCGAATGCTCTAAATTCACGATTGAACCAACTTGCTGAGATGATCACATTTGGATCGATCTCTGGATTTGCTTGAGCAATTTCTTCACTCAATTTTTTTGAACAAAGCCAGTGTTTTTTATTTTTAGATTCTATTGATAGATTCTTTGATAGATTCTGTACCCCAATATTGGGTGAAGTCGCCACACCAATATTGGGTGAAGTCGCCACACCAATATTGGGTGAAGTACCTACACCAATTTTGGAACCTGTACCGTTTTTGGTATTGGTTGGCTGGTCATTTTCACGCCCAGCCACCCCTATGAGTTGGTAAACTTTTACCCCATTTCCCTTGATTTTACCTGTCCACTTGATAAGGGATTTTCCCTCCAATTCATCCAATACTTTTGCAATTGTTTTAACATTAGCTTTAGTGTCTTTCGCTATTCGTTTTTGGCTTGGAAAACACATATGTTCTTCGCCTGCACGATCAGCAAGAGACAATAAAACTAATCGCTGCATAGATGAATCAACATCTGCTTTCCAAGCCCAAAGGGTTGCATCTAAACTCATTCGCCCCCCTCGTCAGGTTCATCGTATTCTGTGCCTTTCGATGAATTGCATGACTTACACATTGTTTGGAGGTTTTCAAATGTTGATTCCCCGCCCAAAATCTCTGGCTTAATATGATCAAGTGTTAAATTCTTCTGAACGCCACATGTAACGCACTTGAATCCATCCCGCTCATAAACCTCAAGGCGAAGCTTCATACCAATTTTCTTTTTGATATATTTTTTCGGTGTTTTTTCGGTTGATCGTCCAAAAACATCTCGGCCAAATTGCGCCTTATACACAGCATCCAAAATCATGTTTGCACATGGATTGCATAAAATAACTTCCGGATGAATTTTGCTGTAATAATCGACCGCATACTCTTCTTCGCAATATTGGCAAATTTCAAATTCATTTTTCATGTTGTAGCTCCTATAAAATTAGCTTTGATTACAACATGAAAGGTCTTCGGGGTGTATTTACTCAAGATTCACCATCCTTGGCCAACTTAATGAACCGTCCAAACATGATGATTTTTTCACAGCGATGTAAGCTGGAAATAATCATTCCTGCATCCTGGTAACTGATACGATGATCTCGACTCAAAGCTTCAATAAGCTCATCGCGAGTTACAGCGGCATTTGCTTCATCACGATTGATTTTGCGTAAATTTGCCTTACGAATTTCCAAGAAGTCGTTCAGCGTTTTGAGTGCTGGATCGTGCCAAGACTGGATAGCTTGAGTCTGTTTATGCTCTGGCCAATTTGCAGAAGTATTCATGAAACCTCCTTTTGAGCATTGGTAGCAGCTTCAAGATGTTTGGCTATATCTGAAATAACACGGCGTTTAAGTGAAAGTTCCTGAGCTGTTGCGTGACGAATCAAATGATTCAATGCAAAGCTGTTATTCCCATTCAGCAACACACCATTTTTCTGAACTTGAGTTACAGTCATTAAATGATCTGGTTTGTTTGCATCTATAAAAACAACAGTGTCACCGTCTACAAAATCACTGTTGTTTGTAGCTAATTGCTTTGATATATTTGTCATGTTCTTTGGTTCCAATAATTAATGAACACAAAAAGTTTGATTTCGCAGATCAAACTTTTTCCGTTTGTAGACCTGATAAATATTTGCTGCATTCTTTGTTCAGAGCAGCTCGAATAGATTTAATTTTGCTTTCAAGTTCTCCTAAGATTAGATCTGCTTCACCTAGCTCATCCGTTGTAACCACACCATCAGCCATAATGTTCTGAATAGATTGATTCATTTGCCCATTACTGATATTCATCCCCAAGAGACACTCAAGCACTGTCATTTGATGTACGTTTTCATCCGCAGTTGACGGTATGCAAATCAATCCAAATTTATGTGCCCATGCCTTGATTAGTGCTGTATTTCCCGTATAGGCCATGATCGCCTCAACAGATTTCAAACTTGGTTGATGCTGGTCCATTTTTGGGTTTGCATAATTCAAAACTGTCTTATGTGAAACACCCAATACTTGAGCAATATCTTTTGGTTCAATTTCGCCCGACTGATTGATCATTGCATTCAGTGCAATCTTTGCTTCACTACTTAGTCTTAGCTCACTCATATGTGAATCCTTGATTTTATTCACGTTTACAAGAAACTGAATTAATTAGATATTTGTCCTATGTAATCCAGTGCAAGCTACTTTTGAGCTGGCTTAGTTCTATCAATTACAAATGGAATTGATGCAGCTGTAGCCATAATTTTCCCAACCGATGAATCTGGAACAAATTCACCCCATTGATATATCGCTTGGACCGACAGCCCGATTTCATCAGCCAATTTGGCCACATCCCCATAATGGTTAATGGCAACTTCGGTTTTAATTAAAACTCTCATGCTAGTTCCAATAAAGTAATCTTTATAATTAAAGCATACTTTAATTGAATAAAACAAGCAAACTTTAAATGTTTGTATGTAAGCTAGCTTTAAAATGTAAAGTAGATTTTATAAATGAGCACACTTCACGATAGAATTTCACTTGCTGTAAAACACTACTTGTCCACCAAAGGTTTAGAGAAATTAAATCGAAGTGAGATGGCTACGTTCTGCAAGGTTTCAGTAGCTGCTATTGGGCAGTGGATAAATGGAAAAGTTAATTCTCTTGATAGCTATACAAATGCAAAGGCTGCGCAATATCTTGGAGTTAATCCTTATTGGTTAGCTGGCGATCCCAAATATTCAATGTTGGATAAAATTGATAGTGTTTGCTCTGATCAACCTATGACGAATTACAAGCCGGTAATGGTTTGGGAGGCTCCCGAAGATCTCGACCCAAATACTTACGTAATTATTCCTCATGTTGATGTGAAATTTTCTGCTGGTGATGGTCGAGTTGTTGAACTTGAACCAACAACTAAAGGTTATGGAACAGCTCAATTATGGGAATGGGTACAGAAAAAGCGTATTTCTCCTAAAAATTTGATTACTGTTGATATTGACGGCGATAGTATGGAACCAAAGATTCCAAACGGAAGTGTCGTTACTTTAGATAAATCAATTAATACAATTGAGCAAATACAACCTAACAAGGTTTACGCTATTAGATACGGTAATGAGTTAAAAATTAAAAGATTATCCAGAAGATTTGATGGTGCATTAATTATTGATAGTGATAATCCGGCTTATGATCGTGAAATTGTTGAGGTAGCAGATTTGGAGCACATTGGAATAATTGGGAAATATGTTTCCCACTCCTATGATGGTGAAATTTAAGATTGCTTATATGAAATACTATTACAGAGGCATAACACTATGATCGCTACATTAAATAAATCTAAAACTGCATTATCTATTAATAAACAAGAATTTAAATCTGCATTATCAAAAATTGGTGATGGTATTGATAAACAAATAGCATCACTTAAAAAGGCCAAGCAAAGCTATGATGCCGCAGAAATGGCGCGTGAGGTCATTAACGAAGCAAATATCTTTGAAGCCATAATCGAAGGTTTTAATGAAGCTGAAAGCACTAATCTAAAGCTTGGAGACATTACTAATTTAGATCAGGCACAAGGCTGGATTGATGAACTTTTAGAAAAATATAGTACTTGAAATCAAAACCCTCGAATTCGAGGGAATTAAAAAACTTGTGAACCCGACACAGTCATGACAACAGATCGGGTGGAGAAATTATGATTGAAGTTTCTTTAGTAGAGTTTGAACAAGGGGCCGAAAAGCCTTTATACGCACATCAATTTGAAACCCATCCGAGAATCGGTGAGTGGCTAGTTTTAGCAAATGATAGGGCTTATCAGGTTTTGATGATTGTACATTATGAAAGCCCTGAAGCTGGCACGGTTGTATATGTAAAGTATCTAGGCAACATTTTAGATTGTATTGATCGTTTGGGGACTGGAAGCGCTTTTTAATATTAATTAACTCTTGCGGCAACTCTTCTGGATCAACTATTAGCAAAGCTACAATTCCTTTTCCTACCACCGAACCCTTTGAGGAAATTTCTAAAACTTTGCCATCTTTGGTTATGCCGATCATCTCAATAAACTCCATCTAACCCACCCAGTGTGGGTTTTATTTTGTCTATTAAAGCACAGTTTTAAATTAAACTTTAAATATTTATTTAAAGCTAGCTTTACTTTGCTATTTTATTAAAGTATGCTTTATTAAACAAACAGCAAAAAGCCCCGAACACTTACCACGGCGATCAGGGCTTCCTACTTACATGAGGTCGATTATGGAACAAAACGTTTTAAATCACAACCGCAGCTACACACTGGGCAAGTCTTTTCTTGTTGGCTCTGTAGTTTCTGCATTCACTTTGTGCGGCTTAACTGGTGCTTATGCCCTAGTAACAAAGCCAATTCAACCTGCGCCTGTTTACTCTTTTGCTAATACAAACTCAATGTACGGCGTGATGTCAGTAAAAATCACGTCTGACACTACTGGTGAAGCGATCGTAAATCTCAACGGCTATCACGTTTTCACAAGCTTTGATTTTGAATTAGAGCCAGATTACAACGGTCAATTAGGTAGCGATACCAAAGCTGTACTAATCACAAACTTAGCTGTAGACCGTGTCTTATTGTCTAACGGCGGCTTTTATAACGATTTCACAAATGCTGATGACATCAGAAATATGATTTCTGTAATCACAGCTCACATCGAAAAAAATAAGTTGGTTGAGGTGAACTCATGAGCACTCAATACACTGCTCCTTTCCGCGAATTTATCACTCGCGATGACCAAGGGCGCTATCACGTTCGACTTGGGCCTCAAACATTCTCAACCAACTACAAGTTGACTGACATTCGTATCGAAACCGAGAACGGCGGTACACCAGTTGATCCTGAATATTTAAATGGTAAGCCTTGGATTCTTCGCAATTTGCAGCAAGAAGTTGCTAAGCAACGTAAAAAAGAACGTGAAGCAATGTATGCAAAAGACTGCTTTCAACGCACGCCATATAGCAAAAATCAACGTATTGCTTACCACAACGCAAAGTCGAATTAAGGATTAGATCATGACAGTATTCTTTAAAAAAGCTGAGCGTAAAAATGCAAAATTACGCTTGGCGATTGCTGGCCCGACAGGTTCAGGAAAAACATTTACAGCCTTATTACTTGCTAAAGGTATTGGCGGTCGTATCGCTGTAGCTGACACTGAAAATAGTAGTGCTGAACTCTACGATGATTTGGTTGAATTTGAACATGCCAACATTCAACCACCCTACACACCTGAAAAATTTATCTCAGTGATTAAGGCTGCTGAGAATGCAGGATTTGATACTTTAATTCTGGATAGCATCACACATGAATGGTCTGGTGTAGGCGGCTGTTTAGAAATGGTTGATCACCTGGCATCTACGTTATTTAAAAATAATTCATGGGGTGCATGGAGTCAGGTAACACCACAGCACCGTAAATTTATTGATGCAATGCTTCAATCCAGTATCAATATTATCGTAACCATGCGCTCAAAGATGGAAACCATTCAAACCAATAACAATGGCAAAAAGAAAGTCGAAAAAATTGGGATGAAAGCAGAACAGCGTGATGGTATCGAATATGAATTTTCTACGGTACTGGATCTGACGCAGGACAATATTGCAGTTGCGACAAAAGACCGTACTCGACTGTTTTTAGAACCACGCCAGTTAAATGAAAGTGATGGCGTTCTACTCAGACAATGGCTACTCTCTGGATCTGCCAATGCATGTATCAATGGAAATCAATATTTAGAGCTTGAGCACTTAATGCAACAAGCAGGCATTGATATAGAAAAATACTGCATCAAACGTGGCTTTAATAGTCTACATGATGTTCAACAACAGAAATTTGATGAAACCTGCGCGGGTATTCAAGCCATCATTGAGCGGAATAAACAAGCTCATCAGGCAAATGAGAAACAACTACAAACGGAATCTGATTCACGCTTAGAGAATGAATATAACCTTGCCCTGCAAGATATTCAGAAAGCGCCAAACATCAATGCATTAAATAGACCTGCTGAATATTTCAGAGGGACTAAATTCGAACAAAATATTTTAAATGCCTGCCAAGCAAAGTCAGACATGGAGGGATGGTCAGCATGAATAATATCTTAAACGCACAAGAAGCTTTTGCAGCAATCCAACTGGGTAAAAATGTTCTTTGTCGATATGCAGGCAATGGAACTTTACCCGGTGATAAGGAGTTCATGACGCTTGACCAAGTGCCAGCTACGGTTTTTTATCAACCTCACTATGAGTTTTGCATAAAGATTGAAACAATTGAATTGGCTGGTATTACTTTTACTAAGCCACTTACCATTGATGAATATCAAGATGGCCAAGAAGTTTTTGTTATATGTACATACTCTCCATCTATCTATGTCATGAATTTCAAAACCAATGCACTTATTGAATCAATTAATGCTGGCTTTGTTCAACGTGATGATGAAAATGCCAAGCTTCAATTAAAGGCTATTTCTAAAGCACTTGGCCATGAGCTTAATGGTGATTTATCTATAGTTCGTCTAGGTAAAGAACCAAGTAAACCAAAACGGAAAAAAGAGCCAGAAGTTAAAAATGATTTAGATCCGCAAATTGAACACAACAAGGATCTAATCATTGATGCTATTGCTACTTGTGTGACTGCTGAAGAAGTAAATACAACATGCTTTGGATTAGAAAAGAACGGATTTAATCAAGATCAACTTGATGCGATTGATAAAGCAAAAAATGAAAAGCTA